GTTGTGCCTCTCTCGGCTGGCCGTCTTGTTACTGCTGGAGGTGCTCATGATCACTACCCGCCATCGTGTCCGGACAGACGCTACGGACTTTCCGTATACCGTCACTAACCGGCATAATGGCGGAGTCACACAGAGTGGGACAGCTCCAACGCTGTCTTATTGGGAGCGCTTCGATGACAATGTCCAATATGGTCACGTGGACGGGCGATATATTGCCAAGCCATGTGATCATCGGCGTGTCAAAATCGAAGTTGTAAACCCGATTCCACTTGAGATCGCTGCGTATGAATTCGCATATGATCTCTCCCCGTATCAGACCCCAATGCGGGTATCTGATTGCGAGGCCCTGTGTGATTACGTGGTGGCACGTGCATCCGACTTGGCAAGGACTGTTCATCGCCTTCAAACGGAGGTGATGATGCAGTTTCCCCCGACTATCGATCTTGGGACATTCCTGCTCGAAGGCAAGGAATCCCTAGAGCTTTTCCCAAAGCTCTTCGAAAGCTGGGCGAATTGGCTCTCGTTTGCTCAACGCAAACGCTCCAATTCGTTGCCTTCCATCGGTGACATGCTCTCGTCCAACCACCTAGCAGCGCAGTTTGGCATGATACCTCTAGTCTCCGACTTAGAGGCCATCGCCGGTTTCTCGGCCGCTCTAATAAAGCGGATCGAGTCTCTGCGCAAGTGGAATGGCAAAGTGACTCAACGTCACGCTCGACAGCGTTTTACTGTCGGCCATCCTGCTATCTACGACTCCTTGCACGGTTGGTTTCCCGGGCAAGTGTGGGGCCTCGATTGGCTCCACGGACCTGTAGAGGTCGAAGTCGGAGTCTCTGCGTTGCTACATTGCAACTTAGAGGGACTCGGTGATTGGACGGGTGTAACCATCGGGGCGCTAGCCCAAGCCGGTCTTAATAACCCGCTTGGGATAGTGTGGGAAGCAATTCCCTTCTCCTTTGTTGCCGACTGGGTCGCCAATATTGGCGATCGGCTCAAGCGAGCGGGTGCTACACCCATCGCTGGGGAATGGTCCCTGACGGACTGGTGCTGGTCTGCGCGCTTAAAGCGCACATCTCAGCTCTATTACGCCGGGTATCTCCCTACGAGCGTCGTGGACGGCATCGTGTACGGTTCGACTTTCGTCAACGTACACCACGCTAATGTCGTCCAGGAGGTCTTCCTCCGTGACACGGTCTTCCCTGGATTTAGTATCGGCCTCCCCCTCACCGCCGGGCAGGCGGGTCTTGCTCTAGCCCTGCTTATCCAAAGCATGAGCTAGTCTTTTTACCGTCCAACCTAGGACGATATAGATAGG